AAAAACCACCTAAGAAATAATTACAGTCAGGGGTAAATTATGCTTCCAATTATTAGTGGCCTAATTAGTTTAGGCGGTACCTTTTTACAAGGCAAGCAAGATGAGGCCAAAGCTAAAGCCGAGGCGGCTATTGTTGGAATCCAAGCTGACGCTGAAATTAAAAAAGCTAAGGCCATTGCCGCTACCAAAATGGCAGAGTCAGGTCAGACTCAAAATTACGACCTTGACCGATTAGCCATGGAGCAAATGAGCACTTCTTGGAAAGACGAATTTATTCTGATTATTTTTCTAGCGCCAATGGTGATGGCGTTTATCCCCGGTTATAAAGACTACGCGCTGGCTGGCTTTGCTGTCATAGCCCAGATGCCTACGTGGTATCAATACATAATCATTGGCATGGTAGTGGTCATTTATGGGTTACGCGGGTTGCTTGAAAAGTTTTTAAACAGGCAGGTAGCTCGATAATTTGGAGTACGTTATGTCGTTCTGGCTACCTATTGCTTTTATTTGTTTGTCTGGCGGGAATTGCGGTTTTGCTAACGGCAAGGTGACTGCTACAGCCAGCGAGTGCGAACAGAAGAATTACGCTGTCAGGCAGAAACTGACCACAGACCTAGATGTTGCAAGTTTTAAACTTGTTTGCATACAAATACCGAAAGAAGAATTTATATGATGTTGTCCGCCAATTTTTCTTTAAACGAGCTGATCAAAAGTGATGCCGCTGTCAGACTTGACATTAATAATGTCCCGTCTTCGCAGGTAATCGACAACTTGCAAGACTTGGTAACAAACATTTTGCAACCACTTCGTGATAAATTTGGCCCAATTGTTGTGACTAGCGGCTACCGCTCACAGGCGCTGAACAAAGCTATTGGAGGGTCTACCACGTCCGACCACTGTCTGGGCTATGCCGCAGACTTCGAGGCTTCAATTGACAACCGAGAATTAGCGATTTATATTCGCGATAATATGTCGTTTACACAACTCATCAGTGAATTCTACGACGGCAGGCCAGACTCAGGCTGGGTGCATTGCTCATACAACAGCTTAGACCTCAAGGGTCAAGTCCTGACCGCTAGAAAAGTTAACGGTCGGACTCAATATTTAAACGGGATTAGCTAGATTTCTGGGGCTTCCTGTCGCCACCTCGCTTGGCGATTTCCACTCGCTCCACCGTCGTAAACTTGTGCAAGTTGCCGCACTCTATTGTGCGTCTTCGTGTGTTGTCTTGTCGCATTCTTGATTCAAGAACGCTTGTCCATGCGTTGCAAACTGGGCACTTCATTTTTATCTACCTTGTATTTTGGGTGCAAATTTTAATTCTGAGAATTTTTTCCACAAACTCTCAATGGGGTGGAGGTCGCCATACTTAACTACCATCCTTGGGCCGTAGCCAAAATCGTCTGTTTGATGCCGCGCAGAAAATTCCTTTCTAGAAATCCATCCATTTATACGCATGACGTTTGGGTCATCTGTCTTACCTACTAGCACCGCTATATTGGATCGAAATTTTTCCAAGTTATCAAAAATCAACGGCCCAAACTCTTTGTTCGTAAACTTTACATCAATTGAAAACCCATCAATCCAAAGATCAACACCGCCATCGGACAGCACGTTAAGCACTGGCGGCTCGCAATGGAAAAGACGAGCCACGGCAAACTCAGCTTTGTAGCCAAACACATTAGCCTCTTCGCGGCTTTGTGACGCGTTTTCCAGCCTTGGGCTAAAACCCTGCATCACACAAAGAGCAACAGTGTCAGCGCCCATTAAAGACGCTGTATGACTATCCTTTGGGCTTAACTGAATCAACATGACCGCTCTTATAAATTAACTTGTTGTTTCTGCGGCTGGGCAGGTTTTCATGGTCGTCGGCCCCAATTCTTACAGCAGGTTTTACAGGCTCGTTGTAAACACCGTCCATCTTTGACCATGTTTGACTCCGAGCAACAGAGATTTCGTCTAGGAATTTTTGTCTATCGGTCATAATTTTTCTCCTTTAATATAGCTTCTTCTAACCTACGCATTGCGGCTTGGATGTCTGTAGTCGCATCGCGACCAGCTTGAAGCCCACCAAAGTCGTTGACGTACATCTCAGAGTCAATAATGGCCAGCAAGTCTTTTGCTAGTTGTTCAGTTGTCATGCTGTTTCTCCTGTTGTAAACCGTTTAAAACGCTCTAGGAGCGTCTGGCGGCGTCCTAGCAATACTGTCTGCCACCAAATATCTAAATCGTTCATGTGCGACCGCTTAGGTGGCTCGTAGCGGCATCCGATCACCACCTTGCCCGTGTTGTAGCCTAGCATGTCTGCAACAATATCAATTTGAAATCAGATAGGTTGTCGGATCGGTGATCATAACCAAGTCCATCTAGCATGTCCGCATGACATGACCCCCACAAAATAAAATCTTCGCCCCGCGCTGTCTTACGCACCGAGTACAACTCGACCATGTCGCTGGCTTGTGGGTGCTGGCGTACTAAAATTGTGTCTTGCATTTCAATCTCCTTAGTTGGGGCTTGCGCCCCGTTTGGTTTAGTCAATAATTTTGGGTCTTGAGATAATCGTTTGCTTAACGCCGTCGCGGGTGTCATGCGCCTTGATAGTGGCTTTGACCGTCACCTTGTCGGCGTAGAATTTGAGGTCGCTGGAGCCTTTGTAGACCACCGCGTTGCCGTCGTCGTCACGGCACAAGTTAATAAAAGTCGTGCCCCATTGTCCGCACAACGTTACAACGTGGTTGACGTTGAGAGTCAATTCAATGCGCTTGCCAACCTCACTAATCCACTCGCTTGCGGCATCACGTTCAGCACGTTCCTGCGCCCACTGCTCCAACTTAACTTGACGAGCATCAATGCCCTTTAAGACGGCGGCTGACTGCTTTTCTGTCAACTTGCCGTAAGTGTCTATTGCCCACGCAATCGCGCCAATAAAATCCTCTGTGTAGCTGAAATAACCAGACTCTACGTTGATGACGCGGCCAGCGTTGAGGGCAGTCAAGATTTCTTCTGCGCGCTCGGTATTAGCTAACCACGTTTTTAGCGCGTTGTTAATGATGTTGCGCTTGATAGCGGCGCTGTATGCCGCCTCATTCTCGATGTGGTTTGTAGACCAAGTGCGCTGTGCTGTTGTCATTTGAATCTCCTGTTGTGTTGCGATGTGTTTATTCTACACACACCACAACACACAAGAATAAGTGTTTACCCTAATTCCAACGCTTTTTTTACCAAATACACAATTTGTCTTGAGACAGACCGTGATTCGGCTATTGCTTGCGCTTTGACCTGTTCGTACAAGTCAATTGGAAAGCGGAGGGTCACGAATTTAAACAAAAGATTTGTCATTAGTTTTCCTTAAAAAGGCATGTCGTCGTCAAGATCAAACGAGGCTGGCGTTGGCTTTGCTACTGGCTTGGCCTGCTGGGCGGCTTGCTTTGGCTTGCCAGCCAAACTCATAAAATTTTCTGACGGGTTGCTTGGCTTGGGTTTTATCCATCCACTGATTTCATACAATACGTCTCCTAGCATGATGTCTCCGCGATAGTCTGGCCGCGCCGGATTGTCACCCTTATCATTTTTGAACAGCGAGCCACTGCCCTCTTTTGGGATAAAAGCCATTTTCAATTTCCTTGGTTAGTGACGGCCACCATGACCGCCTGTTGTTTACCTGAACGTCCCAGACGCTTTTCGCCTGTTAGCTGTACAAGTCCTTTTCGCTTGAGTCCCGAAAACCTAGCTGTCACGCTGGAATACGGCAACCAAGACAATTCATTGAGCACCTCATCTTGGATGCACCCGTCTTTTCTAAAGCAGACAATGATGTCGTAAACCTGCTTTTCCAAACCCTTGGCGTCCACGGCTTTCGCCGCCTGCACCGAGGTGTCTGGTGAGTCTTTTCTGGCAAGCCATTTCCAGAACGTGCCGAACACGGCCTTTTCTTGTGTCTCAGTCATTTTGCTTCTTTCAGTTTGCGACGAGTGGGCGCGTCTAGGTACGTCCATAAAGCTTGGTACTGCTCATTATCCAAACCTTCTGATAAAACGTGCTGGCGAGCGGCTTGCGGGTCTTGTGCACATATTCTTGTAACTTCGATTGCCAACTCTTCTAAATATTGCAGGTCATCTGGCGAGATTGCTTCTCTAGCGCCTTGATTGGGCGTGATGATGGGATTGGCATTTGGTTGCGCTGGCTTGCGTGAGGCCGCATTGCCGTCGTCGTCCTCTGGCGCTATGCCACACGCCGCCATCAGGGAGCCACGCCGTGCATAAGTCAAGGCGCTCATATAACCCTGTGGGTCTTGCTTGCTTGCGGGGAACTGCAAAATGCCAGCCTCGTAAATCTCGCCGCTTTCGTGCATGAATACCGTTTCTATCATCACGCCGTTTGGACAGTCATATGACTTCTGAATCAGCGCAATGCCGTTTTCGTTCAGTGCGTCCATCACTGCATCCACGCAGGTCGCAAGGTCTGCGTAGCGCGATTTAAAATGTGGGTTGGTGCTGTTCTTCAGCGCTGGGCTAAAAGCCTTTTGTGCCTTGACCAAGGCGGTTGCTAAGTTTTTCATTTGTACTCTCCTTTAATTTCGTCAAAATGCTCTGCCCCAAAAATAGTGCCTTCAAACGAGGCCATATCTTTTTCCTCGTGAGCTTCTTCTAAATCGATCAAAGCGTCAATATAGAACTCAGACAAGGGGTCAACAAGCGTTTTAAGTAAAGCTTGGCCTTGCTCGTTTAGTGTGTAAAGTTGTTTCGTCATTTTGTTTTTCCTTAGATGGGGCGGTGCCCCGTTGGTTATTTGCGCTTGGCTCGGCGCACTTGTTCTTGCGCGTAGGTCATGCCTTGGTCGGCGTAGAAGTTTTCTTTGACTGGGTTCCAGCCTTTCATCGCCTCCCGTGCCCGACGGCAGTCTTCAACGATGTAGACCAGTGCCGCGTTGTCTACGGCCTTGGCGTGTGACGCCCACTTAGTAAAGTCTGTTGCTGTTGCACCTGACATAATTGACTCCTGAAAAGGGGCCGAAGCCCCGTTGGTTAAAAGTTGTAGTCGTAAAACTTGATTGGCTGGTCGTCTAACTTGAATCGGCGACCGTGAGCATCTTTCCAGCCATTTTTGCCAAGACGGATGCGAATCACTGGTGCTGTTTCGTCTGAGGTGATGAACCACTTTTGCTGGCGCTGGTTTGAGCAATGTGCGCTAAAGCCACCAGCATGGAACTCCAGCTTCACGCTGTCGTCTTTCGTTGCGCTCATCTCACGAACTTCGATTGTCTTGCCGCTGACGGTGCGGACAACCTCAAACGGGTTGACATCTGAGTAAGCGATGTGGTTTGCGTATTGTGTCATTTGGAATCCCCTTTTGTGTTGCGATGTGTTTATCTTACATCAAGATAAACACGTTTGAATAGATGTTTACCCTACTCTGTCCATTTTTAAAAATTCTTCTCTTGTCAACTGCATGACGTAGCCCGTCTTAGTCAAAACCGTGCAGTTGCCAAGGCAGTCCCAGCCAAAGGCTTGAAATGCTTTGACTTTGCGAATTTGTTGCGTATTCAACGAACGGCACTCTTTGTGTGTCAGCGCTGAACAAAGGCCGACAAACTTACTAGCCTTCATGTCTCGGATAAAACTGCGAATGAGAAATTGGTTTGGGTAGTGTTTCATTTAAATGCTCCTGTTGTGTTGCGATGTGTTTATTATTACATATAAAAACCACACCAATGTCTAGGTGTTTTCCCTAATTGTGGAAAATAAATATTACCGCCCATAATTTGATATGAACCCAACATTCCAAGACTTTATGGCCGACCTCAACGCGCTGGTGAGGCAACAGCCCGACACAGAGATTGAAGCTGT